ACCAAAAATAAACCAAAATGAGAGGACAATTTGAATTAACTCTTTCCGATGGAAAGAAGATACCGATGCGTTTTTGTACGTGGAGTCTTAAAAGATTCTGTCAATTACAAGGCATAGGGCCTTCTGAAATAGGAGAAGCTTTAAGTGGCAAAGATTCACTTGATGCTATTGTTAACCTGATGAAATCAGCTGCAGAATACCCATTGTATTCACAAGGAATTACTCCAAGTTTTACGGAATTTGAAGTATGCAATTGGATAGATGATATGGGAGGAATGACTGGAAAGAAGTTCCAAGATGTTATGGCAGCTTTATCAGATAGTATGAATAGCGGTATAGAAGATAAGCCAACAAAGTCAACTAAAAAGGATGGAGTAAAAAAAAATTAGAGTGGATTGACATAGAAAGATATACAATGGGGGAGTGCAAAGTGCTTCCCCATTTGTTTTGGGAGATGACGATGGCTGAGTTAGATTTTGTTTGGTATGGATATAGACACGAAGAAGAGCAGCAATGGATAAGAACTAGATGGCAAACTACAATGCTAATTAATATCCAACTACCAAAAGGTAAGAAGGTTAAGCCTAAAGACCTTATTGAATTAGATTGCGATAATCGTAACTTTGTGAAGCCTAGAGTAATGACAGAAGATGAATTACAGGCTGTACTAAAAAAATATGGAAATATTTAAATTTAAAGGATAATGGCAGAAGAATTATTACAGATTAGAGTCACGGCAGATTTTAAAGAAGCAGAAGGTGCTTTTTTACGATTAGCTAAAGTCGCTACTTCTTTTGAAGGTACTATAAAAACTATAGCTGGAAATTTAAATAAGGATTTTAATAGGATAAACGGGATGGCTGAATTATTTGGCGATACAAGCAATGTCGTTAAAGATAAAATGGAAGCCTTAAAAAGAGCAATGAATAGTCTTATGACTAGTGGGTTTCAAGCATTAAATCCAGAGGTTCAGAAATTAAAAAAACAATATGATGCACTTGCTGCTTCATTAACACCAATACCTGGCAAATTAGACCAAGCTGGTGATTCATTAAAAAAATCTAATCAAAAATGGACAAATTTTGCATTAGTAATTCAAGATTTACCTTATGGATTTAGAGGTATACAAAATAACCTACCTGCTCTTATGGGCGGTATTGCAGGAATGGCTGGGCCATTCTATTTTGTAGGTTCAGCAATTATTGCATTATTTACAGCTTGGGATCAAGGTTCTTTTAAAGCAAAAAATGCTATAGATAGAGTATCAGAAGCACATAAAAAAAGTACAGAAGGATTAACTAAAGGAGCAGATGCTCAATCAGCTGCATTAGTTGAGATGAGTAAAATGTCCGTTATTTTTAGTGGGGTTAAAGATGGTGTTATTACTGCAAAAGATGCTTTAGAACAATACAATACTACTTATGGTGAGACTTGGGGCATAGCTACAAATGTAAATGAGGCCGAAGATAGTTTTATAAAAAAATCTAATGCTTATGTTCAGTCTATGGCCCTTAGGGCTATGGCCAATGAAAAATATGCTCAAGCACAAGACGCATTTAGAAGAGGTGAATTAGCTAGAGGAGAAGACCAAACTTCTTTTCTACAAAAATTTGCAGCAGGAATGGATGCATTAGATCAAGTTGGTATAATGGGGTTTGATGTAGCTTCTTTAACTAAATGGACAAAAGCATTTAGTAAAAATTATGCCGATACACAAAAAGTATTAGTTAATGATATTATTAATGAATCTGCAAGTTCATTTGAAATGCTAATGTCTCAAGGCAGAGTATTTGATAAACGTGCCAATAAAAAACTTTCTGATGCAGGTATAAAACCAGTAGATATAAAAGATACAAAAATACCAAAAGGCCCTAAAGAAAAAGTACCAAAGTATGAAGAAGATTTAGCTAAAGAAAGATTTAATTTCTATAAAGACAATTTATTTCAGGCCGAACATTATTTTAATCAATTAAATGATATTGAAAAGCTAAATGCTTTAAAACAAGCTGTAATCAATAAAGCGTCAAACGATGAATTATCTGCAATAGAAGCATCATACGCACAAAAATCTATTAATTTTCAACAACAAATTGAAGACAAAAAACTTGCTATTAGACAAGCAAGTTTAAAGAGAGGAGAACAATTAACAGAGGCAGATCAAAAGTCAAAAAAGAAAGTATTAGATACAGAGTTTCAAAACGAAATGGATGCTATTCAAAATAAATTATCTGCACAATTAAAAGGTAATAGAAAGGATCCATTACAACAAGGAGAAAATTATAAAGAAGCAATTGGTGGTCTTATAATAATGGCTATGAAAGCTGGTACAACAGCTGAACAAATAGAAAAATTACAAGACAAAATAAATAACTTAAATGCTTCAGCAGCAGGGACAGCAGCGGCATTTACACCAATAGCAGATATATTAAATAATTTAGCTACTAATACTTTAGTTGAATTCGGTACACAAATAGGAAATTTATTAAGTGGTGGACAATTTTCGATAGATGGATTTCTAGGAATGATTGCGAATGCCTTAATACAAATAGGCACGCATCTAGTAATGGTATCAAAATTGTTTTTAGCTGTTGATGCATTATTTAAAAGCAAAGGAGCATTAGCCTTTTTGTCAATTCCAATTGGTTTAGCTGCAATTGCTGCTGGTGTTGCTCTTAAAGGTTCAATTTCTAAAAAACAAGAAGTTAAAGCATTTGCTAGTGGCGGTATTGTTAGTGGGCCTACAATGGGATTAATAGGAGAATATCCTGGTGCTAAATCAAACCCTGAGGTTGTTGCTCCATTAGATAAATTAAAGGATATGATAGGTGGTAATGGCGGTGGACAATTTATACTTAAAGGCCAAGATTTAGTATTGGCTATGAATAGAAGCGAGTCATCATTAAAACTTAGAAGAGGATAATGGCATACGGACAAAAATACTCAGTATTATTTGCTACAAGAGCAGATAAGAATGTAGAACTAAAGATATGGCAAGATCCCTATACAGGAGCTATTATAGACCTTCAAGGAGTAGGAGTAAACCTTGAGTATATTCCTAACTCAGACGATCCGTATGAGCCTATATTTGCTTCGCAATTAGGTGTATCTATAGACTTTACAGATGACCTAGCTGATATTATTAATTTTACTAATATAGACGATAGGTTTAACTATGTAGAAATGTACGTTGATGGTGTTATTCAATGGGTTGGATTTATCATTAATGATAATGTTCAAGTATCTTATTCTACAGGTAGAAAGATAGCCACCTTTAATGCTACTGATGGCCTAGGTATGCTAAAAGACATACCCTTTGTGCCACCAGTTGGTAATTTAGGGGTAAATGACGTAAGCTCATTACTTACTATACTAAGAACTTGCTTTGACCTTATAGATTTTAAGGATAAGAGAAACACAATTACTATGTGTTCTTATTTTGCTAATGGGATGTCTGATAGAGCTGTAAACTCTTGGAGAGACCCATTTGTGCAAACATATATGTGCTATAGAAACTTCTTGAAAGATGAATATAATTATACTAACTGTTTAGATATTATATCAAATATTGCTAAGTCTTTTGGATGTAGAATATTTCAAGCTAATGCTAAATGGTGGATTGTTGCAGTAAATGAATTTGCTGAAACAAATGCTTATTATACAGAATACAATACAAGTGGAGCAAGAGTAGATAATGGAGATGGTAATTTAATAAATACTTCATCTACAATACAACCTTATTTAACAAATACATCAGGTTTATTCTTTATTGATAATAGCCAATTAAAGATTCTTAAAAAAGGATATTATAAGATTATAGCAGAAGGTAATGTAGAGATGGCTGACAATTATATTCCTAACGGAAACCTATTAGATAATGATACGATAGAAGCCGAATATTGGACTAGAGACTCAACAGGAAGTGCAACCTGCTTATTATTGGAAAACACAATTTTAGATTATTATTACTTTCAATTAGAAGCACCAACAGGAACAGCAGAAGTTTTCTTAAACACTTCTTCTAATGCTTATGTAACAACAGGAGATGCCTTAGAATTAAATATAAAAATAGGTGCCAATACAAGTGCTTCAGTAATAGGATTTATAGACATATCTATTAATACTGGTTCTACTATTCATTATTTAAACAATAATAAAGAATGGCAAACTACATCAACATCTTTTTCAGTATTTAATCCTAAAACAAGTGGGCCTGCACAAGACTTTATATTAGATTTAAAAACTGCAATATTCCCTGCAAATGGTCAATTAAGTTTTAAATACAGAATATGAGCAGGTATTCCTTTTACTACTCTTACCAACTTTGTGTTAAAGATTAAATCAATCGTATCTGCATATAAACTAACAGGCACATTAGTAGAAAATGAGCAATATACTAATACAATATCGTTGCCTTATGGCTCTAGTGGTTCACAATCTTTATATCCATCTAATAAAGGGGCATTGCTATATACTAATAATGCTGTACTAGGAGGATATTCTGTTGCTGCAGGATGGTATAGATATGGCCAAGACCCTGCTGGAGAATTTTTTACTATAGCTGAATTATTAGTACAACAATACATAAACACTTACGGACAAAACATTATTAATTTAGATGCCTCAGTAAGTAGTTTTTATACTGAAAATGCTACCTATCCAATACTTAATGCAGCTAAGCTTATTTTTGCAACAGATACTGATCCTGCATCAATAAATGTTAGTGCAAAATCATATATGTTAGGTAATGCTACAATAGACTTGCCTACTGACCAAACTAACTTAACATTGTTGCAGATAAGTAATACTGAAATAGTTTGCACAAGAGTAAATACATATTCACCTCAAACATCAACTTTCTAATATGGCATCAGTAATAAACGGAACGAATATAGTTTTATATGAATATGATAGCAACGCTATCTACTACTTTAATGGAGGTACTGCACAAGGTACTTTTGATAGTATTGTATGTAAAGAATTAAGCAGAAGCCAGGTAGGTGGAACATCGGTTACATTTACTAAAACAGGAGCAGGAACAATAGCTTCGTTTATTACGGATGCTTTAGATCCTGGTGTAACTAATATACCAGCAGGAACTTGGACTTTTAGTGCTTATTATTCTATTCTAACTGCCTTTGCAGGTGCTCAGGTTCAGTATGAACTATATAAATATAATGGTAGTGTTGCTACCTTGTTGTTTACATCGTCAGCAACCACCTTAACAGCCCTAGCAACGACCTTATATTCTACGGCAATGACAGTTACTCAAACAACTATAAGTGCCACAGATAGGCTTCTAATTAAGGTTAATTACGCAGGTACAACAACCAATCAAATTACTCTGTTTACTCAAGCTACTAACCCAG